AGTTGCCAGAAAATGCTGAATCATCGCCGCCGGCCTGTGGACCCATGTAGCGATGGATGTAAATATCCAGTCCGCCAACAGTGTATTGTTCACGAATTGTGCGATCTAAAAATTGGTAATCTCTGGTCCGGTTAGGCCGGTACATACTTAATCTTGGCATGTTATATTTATAGTACTTTGGGTTTACCATTGTTGGGTTGACCATTAATTCCCAAAATGCTATAATATGGACTTAACAACAAAGGAGCCAACAATGAGTGATTTAGTTACAGATTTGCACAGCGAGATGATCAACAGTGTAGCACCAAACTACAGCATCAATTATGAAGCAGAGGCTCTTGCTAGTTTTGACGCCTCGGGTGATGACTTGATGGAAGCACTTGAGACTCGTGCTACGGACTTTATTGCAGAGACAACTGGGGCAGATGTGCGCGAGGACTTGGGCGGACTCACAGTGTTTTTCCGTGGTAGTACTTTGGTTGCATTTTATGATTACGAGCAGTTTAAAGGACATGTGTTTTGACCCTAAGCCCGAAAGGGCTTTTGGGGTTGACCAAAAATTCTTTCTCTGCTATAATTACATATAATTTAAGGAGCCCACATGAATGCCACACGAATCGCTGTCAAGCCACTGAATCCCCGTAGTCCTGATACCAAATACACAGGGCTGGAACCTGCATGGCGTGTGCAACCCACAGACGATCGAACCAGCCAACTGAGTGCTGCCTTTTCCTGGTACAATTACTTTTATGGCAAAAAAGATGCACGTGAAATGCTGGTGGCTTATTTGGAACACAATGGACGTAAAACAGATGTTCGTGCTCTCAAAGGAGTGCCAGACTCAGCAATTCGACTGACCACTGCATGGGTGTGCCGCATGAGCATGGTGGGATTGGAACTCACAGACACAGAACAAGTACGATTAGAAGGTTACATTCAAGAAATATTAACTGCACGTGAGCCTGAAGTTGTGGTGGCAGAAGCCGTTCCTGCAGTGGCCAAACCCAACATACAAGACCGGTTGCGTGAAAAGGTAAGCGAATGTGCCGGTGAACTGGATGGCATGTTTGATGAGTTTGTTGTTGCTGGTGCCAAGATGAGTGCAGACTACAAGCCTATCATGGTGATCCGTGGTCTGAATGTAGCACCGCAAATGATTTCAGACATTGCCAACTTGTGGAAGCACAAACTTGCAGAGTTTGAAACAGTGATTGAAGGCAAAGATGCACAGCTGGTTGAGGGCTACAGCAACTTCAGCAAGATTCAAATGCGCAATCTTGTGAAGTTTTGCGAAGCGGTTATAAATGACTGCGGTGCGTATGTACAGATCAAGAAAGTGGAACGCAAGCCACGCAAGGTCAAGTCAGTGCCGCCTGAGAAACGTGCCGCAAAATTCAAAGTGCTCATGGATTTTGTGGAACTCAAGCTCAAGGGCTTGCCAGCCGCAAGTCTAGTGGACAAAGCCGAAGCCTGGTTGTATGACACCAAAAAACGCAAGTTGATCCACCTTGTGGCTGACAGTCACACACAGGCATTCACTGTGAAAAGCAACAGCATCATTGGTTTCAGTACCATTGAGACCATGCAGAAAACTGTGCGCAAACCAGCAGACGTTGTAAAGGCAGTGCAAGCCGCAGGCAAGCCGGCAGCACGTAAGATCTACAAGGACTTGACTACTACAGAAACCCCGTTCAACGGACGCGGAACTGAGAACTTGATAGTGTTAAAGGCTTGGTAAGTAATGAATGCATGTGATCCCCAACAAAGTAGATTTCTACATTACCAACGTATGCAACTTAACCTGTCAGAACTGTAACAGATTCAACAACTTTGATTTTCGAGGCTGGCAACGTTGGAGTGACTATGAAGATCAATACCAGCAGTGGGGAAAGTTAGTCAACCTTAGAGCAGTTACTATCATGGGTGGGGAACCTTTTTTAAACCCCACCCTGATAGATTGGGTGCAAGGTATCAATCGCATATTTGGAATAGAGGTGCAAATACTCACCAATGGCACCCGTTTTAGACACGCACCTGACCTTTACGATGCTTTGCGTTTTAAACATAGTACTTTTCCACACAATCACATTGGTGTGAGTTTGCACAATCCCAATCAGTTTGACAGATTAAAAGACGATATATTGTGGTTTCTTAAAGATCCAGTGCAGATGTACCCCAATGGACACGAAAAAAATCTCTGGAATTCAGATTATCAATTTGTCGACCGCAATAATATAGTTGTAAATGTGTACAATGTTGACACATTTCATTCGTCGGCTATAAAGCATTCTTGGAAAATAAACCCACAAATACAAAAAGTGTTTGTGTTACACAACAGCGATCCTTTTTTTGCACATCAAAACTGTGCATTTGCGACATTCAAAAGTTATCATTTTATCCGCGGCAAATTGTACAAGTGTGCACCGGTGGCACTGCTGCCTGAGTTTGATCAACAACATGCATTAGACATATCTGATTCAGATAGGACATTATTAAATTCGTACCAACCGCTAAGTACAGATAATTTTGAAACATATCAACAAGAGTTTTTTTCTAAGTTAGACCAACCTATTGCACAATGCAAATTTTGTCCTGAGAAATACATGTTTCAAAAAATATTTCCAGTGACCAAAGGGTCAAATTGATGTTTTATCAAAATCAACATACAAAAACTTCAATAAATACAGGGACTTGGAGTCCCACATGCCAGAACAGCAACAACAATCACTGCCCACACTGAAGCAAAACTTAATAGAGTATGTCAAGCTTCAACTGGGCGGTGATATCATTGATCTAGAACTAGACCCTGCACACTACGAAGCGGCGTATCAAAAGACCATTGGCACTTACCGCCAACGAGCCAACAACGCCTACGAAGAAAGTTACAGTTTCATGCAGTTGGTAGCAGATGTCAACATCTATGAACTGCCTCAAGAAGTAATCTCAGTGCGTCAAATCTTCCGCAGAACATTTGGCGACAGTTCAGGACCGTTTGCGTCAAACTTTGATCCGTTTGCACAGGCCTCGCTCAACGTGTATCTAATGAACTTCAACGTGGCAGGCGGCCTCGCCACATACGATTTCTACAGTCAGTATATTGAGCTGGCTGGACGCATGTTCGGTGCTTACATGAACTACACATACAATCCTGTGACAAAGAAACTGCAATTGATTCGTGACCCCAAGGGGTCGGGCGAAACTGTGTTGTTGTGGAGTTACAATTTAAAACCTGAATTCAACCTGCTGAGTGATTACCAAATACAGCAATGGATAAAAGACTACATGGTGGCCAACTGCAAGATGATTATTGGTGAAGCACGTGAAAAATTTAGCACCATTGCCGGACCACAAGGCGGTGGCAGCCTAAACGGTGCAGCCATGAAGTCGGAAGCCAAAGTGGAAATGGATCTGTTGATCAATCAATTGGTAATGTATGTGGACGGAAGTCAGCCACTTACGTTTGTTATTGGTTAAACTCCTCACACTTTTCATTAAAATTGTGCTATAATCCTTGTACACAGTACCAGGAGAATCAAATTGGATCTCATGATCGACATTGAAGGTTTGGCCACAGGCCCTGAAGCAACAATCTTAACCATTGCGGCTCAGGCGTTTGATCCCGTTGGCTCAGGCTACTACGAGCACAAATACTATGCTCGAGTAGATCTTGAAAGTCAAGAAACACGTACTATTGAACAAGGTACTATCAACTGGTGGGCCACCCAAGGCGCAGCACAGGATGAAGCCTTTGCAGAACATGGTCGTATTCCACTCGATCAGGCACTTGACGAATTGCACCGACTGTGCTGGAAGTGCAATCGTATCTGGATGAATGGTCCCACTTACGATGCCAACATCCTTGAGCATGCCTACAAGAGTTACAGCAAGCCCTTGCCCTGGCAATATTACAAGATCCGTGACGCAAGAACGGTATATAGTTTGTATCCAGGGTTGCCTAAGCCTGCCACCAGCCATCATGCGCTGGAAGACTGTCGCAGACAAATTGACATGTTACAAACAACCCTGGCACACTTAAATATCAAGGAACTGGCATGATCATTGGCGTTTGTGGATTTATTGGCTCGGGCAAAGATACTGTTGCGGACTATCTTGTGAATCTACATCACTTTCGTAGAGAAAGTTTTGCCAACACACTCAAAGATGCTGTGAGCGCAGTGTTTGGATGGGACCGAACCATGCTGGAAGGGCGCACCAAGCAAGCTCGTGAATGGCGCGAACAGCAAGATAATTGGTGGACCAATCGATTAGGTATAGTAATTACTCCTCGTTGGGTTTTGCAAAACTGGGGTACTGAAGTATGCCGCAACGGATTCCATGATGATATCTGGATCGCCAGCCTAGAAAATAAACTGCGCAACAGCACAGATGATGTGGTCATAAGCGATTGCAGATTCCCCAACGAAATTGCTGCCATCAAGCAATCAGGCGGTCTGGTGGTGCGTGTGGTGCGCGGCGCCGAACCTGCGTGGTACGATGCGGCTGTGAGTCGTAATCGTGGACCTGACGGCAATGCAACCTGGTCACTGAGTGGGCGTAAACTAGATCAGTTGGGTGTGCATGACTCAGAAACTGCCTGGGTTGGTACCAAATTTGATGTGGTGCTGGATAACAACGGCACGTTAGATGATTTGTACCAACAAGTTATGCGTCTGGTTCAAGATCACCCGCCCGCCAAGTAACTTCTGTCCGTGCAATTTCTTCCACACAGTTTTTACAAACTGTTCGCAAGTTTCTTACGGTAGCATTGTTGAGATCACCGTCAATGTGATACACCAGCAATTGACTAGCAAATCTTGCTCGAAACCCGCATCTATCACATGCGGGTTTTTTCTTGTATCCTACAGATTTCCAGCGTGGTTCTCTAGGTTTGATTCCACGCCCTCGGCGTTGACAAGTCTCACAGCGGCTGCGATAGTGGGTGACATCTTGCTTGATATAGTTCACAGCACATGGGCGTTGGTTACAGGCGTGGCATATGGGTCGCATGGTGTATTTAGTTGATGGATCTTTGCCAAAGGGCAGTGTAAACTGGGTTTTTTCAGGTATGCTAATAAATATCAATAACTTGAAAAGGAATCAACCATGGCATTAGTATCACCAGGCGTAGAAGTAACAATAATTGACGAAAGTCAATATATCCCTTCCGCTGTAAACACAGTCCCTTACTTTCTAATAGCAACAGCACAAAACAAGGCAGACGCTGCTGGAGTTGGAGTAGCAGCCGGTACAACTGCTGCCAATGCAAACAAAACTTTCCTTATTACCAGTCAGAGAGATTTGGCAGCCACATACGGTGTACCATTCTTCTACAACACCACAACTGGCACCCCAATCAACGGTTACGAGCTCAACGAATATGGTTTGCTGGCAGCGTATTCAGCACTGGGTGTTACAAATCGTGCATTTATTCAACGTGTGGACATTGATTTGACAGAGTTGACTGCCAGTTTAAGCCGCCCAACAGGCAATGCCAACAACGGCACTTATTGGTTAGACACTTCCACCAGCAGCTGGGGCATATTTGAATGGAATCAAACCACCAGCACATTTACCAACCAAGTGCCTATTGTGATAACTGATACTGCAGATGTGGTAGACAGCACTGCTGACTATGACGATTTGGCCAGTTGGGCGCCATTGCAAACCATTGGCAGCATTGGAGATTATGCTGTGAGCGCAGTGGGCATCAGCAATATCAACTATTACAAAAATTCAGACAATGATTGGGTGGTTTTAGGTACAGATTCGTGGAAAAATTCTTGGCCCACTGTGCAAGGCACCAATTCGGTGTCAGGAGCATTGACGGCTGGTCTACAAATTTTTATTAACGAACAGTCTGTAACCACTGGTGATGGCGGCACAGCATTGACTGTGGCCGGCTTTGCCCAAGCCATTACAAATGCAAATATTCCTGGTGTGACTGCAGACAGTGTCAGTAACAAGTTGACAATTTATGCAGACAGTGCTGCCTCCAATGACGGATCTACAGACAGTGGCGGTGTGGTCAGTATCGAAGCAGGCACAGGCGGTGCAGGTTTGTTGGTTACTTTGGGCATATCAGCCATTGAATACCGTGCACCAAGTTATTTTCCTGGCTACAGTTATCAACAGCCACGTTGGTCCGCTGGACAGACCGCTCCAGCACCCACCGGATCAGTGTGGCAAAACATCAGCAGTGCTGGCAATGGCATGAGTGTCAAAGTCAAAGTATACAGTGCTGCCTTGGATACTTTTGTTCCACAAACTACCAATGTTTATAATTATGATGAGACAGCAAATTTTGAACTTGATCCCATTGGCGGTGGAAAAAATATTGCAGTTGGCACAACTTATCTCCAGTACGATAGTTTACTGTTTGAAACCACACCCAACTCAAATGGCAGTTTTTTGCTGTTGGAACGAGCAGCACTTGGCGCCACGGTGGTCACAGGAACTACCACTCCCGGACTCAACGGTGACAGTTTGTTCACCGCTGGCAATCAATTCCTTGCTTATGGCACAGAAGCTGGAACTGTAACCGCCAACGGACCATACACAATAACATTGACTGGTACTAGTGTGGCCAGTTTTATCACTGATGTCAGTGCCGCAAACATTCCTTATGTTAGTGCAAGTGTGAACAGTGCTGGAAACATTGTGTTCACACACAGTCAAGGTGGATCAATTTATCTAGACAATATAACCGGAACACCTGTTACCACTGCAGGTTTTGTTGCTGATTATACATTGGCACCATCCGCATGGACCACTAATTGCAGACCAGACCAAGCTGCTGGCGTTATTGTGTTGAGCAACTGGGTAACTGTACCAACATTTACCTACTCTGCCAGCGACACTGCACCCGATCAAGATCCTGCAGATGGACGTTTATGGTATTACAGTGCTGTGGACGATGTTGATATCATGATTCAAGAC